ATAGCGTCGCGCGTCACGCCGCGCAGCTCAGTGAACTGCATGTCACGCATGGACATCGAGCGGTCAACCCACTTCGCGCCGTTCTCGATGATGGCGACACGATGCGCGTTACTCACGCCCTTGTGTGACTCTGCCCACCTGTCGCGCATTTCATCGAACTCGGTATCGCCTAGGCGATTCGGCACCTCAATGATGCCGCCCGGTTGTGCGCTATTGATGAAAAAGTTTTTGTTCCACGTCTCGCTATAGCGCGCCGAGTCGATAGACGTGAGGATCGACTGCACTGGACCGAGCCCGGAGTACGGGTCATACGGATTCGGCAGGCGAATCTGAATGACGTCCGGCGTCGGCATCTTGATCTCTTCGCCCGTGGGCGAGCGATACAGATACTGCTTGATAAACAGGAATGGGTGTGGCTCAGGCGTGATGCGATCGGGGCGCACCACCCACATCTCAATCGGGATGCGGCCGGCGCGCGTGAGAATCACGTCGCCCTCACCCGTCAAGTCGATGTGCTGCTGCACGCTCTCGAAGAACTCCTGGCGCGTCATAAACGGGTTAGGGTTGCGCAGCAGGTCGAGCGCCGCGTGCGACGTCACTTCCTGCCGGTCTTCCTTCAGGCCGCTCTTCGCCTTGCGCCACAGCTTCCAGTCGGGCGCCGACGTCGCGCTCGCCAACCGACTCACCGTGCCGAAAATCGTGCCGTTCTGCCCGTACGTCTCCATGAGTCGCATGTCGTCCACCGCGGCGCGCGAGGCAATGCTGATCCCCGTGCCGTACCGACCGAGGGTGAGCGGGACCGGCGCCTTATTCCGCAGGGCGCGGCCGAGACTGCCGAGCGGCGACCTCACTCGATCACGCGCCCGCGGTCGCGGAGGTTGCGCATCGTGCGCGCGCCGGGCGGGAGGTCGGCGAGGAGAGAGCGCTCTCCGCGGGGGAGGCGCTTACGCGGAGAGCGCTCTCTCTCACCCTCCGTCACAGAGTTCTCCTGAAGCGATTCTCCTGGGGTTTCCGCCGGGGAGTCATCGGGGGAAGTCACGATGCCGTCTCCTCTCCTGGCCGAGTCAGGGCCTCCGTCACCAGCAGGCACGCACCGAGGACGGCGAAGCCGGCGATCGGGTGCCAGAGAAAGCCGGAGATCGTGAGGGCGGCGAAGCCGGCCAGGGAGAGAACCCACCCCCGGAGAGCCACGAGCAGCGGTGCCAGCCGCTCCCACTTCAGCACGTCTCACCCATGGTCAGGAGGATACAGCACAGCACCCCCGACCGGGACTCACTCAGGACCCGTGGTCCTGATGCCGACGATCGGGGGTGCTGTGTGACTGAGCAGTCAGCCCAACTGTACCTCAAATCGGGTCGGGATGAAGTCCTTCTTTTTCAGCTTCGCCATCCGCCCGTCACGGTGGCGCCACACGATCCCCTCGAACGTGAACTCCGGCGCCGTCATCTCGCGGCGCAACTGTACGAAGTTGTCCGGGAAGTCGAGCCACGGCGGCATTCGCTGCGCGTGGTTGTGGAAGACTAGGCCGGCCCAACTCAGCCCTTCCGGGTTGCCGTTGATCGTCGGCCCGCACAGTTCGTACGTGCCGACGTGCGGCGTCGGCGACGCCTCACGCGCCTCCTGGAATGCAGCGAAGTGCCGCCACGTCTCGCGGATCGGCACCCATTCGGCTGACGTCGGCGTGGCAGCGTATCGCGCCCACCATTCGCCGTCCGCATCTTTCTTCACGCACACGCCGTCGTACATGCGCAGCGCGACGCCCTCGCCCTCGAAGACCCACTCGCAGCCCGGGGTGATGACGTCGATCACGTACCGCCGGTCGCGCTCGTTGCGCACGAACAGCGTTGGAATCTTCATCGCGTGCCCTTGATGTAGCGCTCGAACTCGCGCGCCATCTCGATTGTCTCGCGCACGTTGCCGGCGACGCTGTTCGCGCGCAACGCCGTCGCGTCGCCGGACATCACGCGCGCTGCGCTCTTCAGCGCCTCAATGCGAATGTGCTGGTCGATGCTCTCGCGCCGCTCGCGCTCGAAGTCGGCCGCGATCGTGCTCTCTTCGCCCATGGTCATTCCTTCCCTCGTCCCGTCATGCTCTCTCCGTCAACCGTGCGCGGCACGGGCGTGCCGGCGATCGGCTCTTGCTTCGCGTGCGTGATCTCCGCGTACTCGCCCTGATCGGCCAGGGAGGACGGGCGCCGCGTCCCGACGTACCACATCCATTCCCCGCGACCTTCGAACTCCATGGCTCAATCCTAACACTGCTCATCCAGATGTCAACTACGGGAGAGCGCTCTCACAAGAATCTCACCCGCGACTGACCGTGCAAGTCGAGCTCCGCGACGACGTAACGCCCCGCGTCCATACCATGATCATTCTGCTTCAGGGGCTCATCAGGCGTCGGCTTGCCGTCCGGGCCCGGCTTCCACACGTAGCCCTCCACCTCCTGCGAGAAGCCCAGCGGCAGGCCGGCCCGGGCCAACTCCTCGTCCCGCTCCACGAGCGCCGTGCGGCACACCAGCAGGCGCGGGAGCCCATCGCCAGCCGGCTTCAGGCGGGAGGCCACGGCCTCGATGCCGTCCTTCACGCCCTTCCTGGCGGGCTGCGTTCCAAGATCCAGATGCTTCTCGAGCGTGGCGCGGTCCTCAGCATCGTGGTCGCACACGATGAAACGTGGGCGCGGGTACTTCCACACGCTGCGCCGAATGTCAATGCGTCCGTCGTCGTGATACACGCGGTCGCGTTTCTTGATGACGAGATCGAGAATCTTCTTCGCGTGATCCTCCACCAACATCTTCGAGTGATACCACTCCAGTTCCAGCCACAGTCGCCCGTCCGGATCGATCGCCCACTGCTGCCACACGAACGGGTTGGTGTAGCCGAAGTCAACGCCCCACACGCGCTCCCACTCGGCCGGCAACACCTTGCGATCGGAGAGGTGGACGTCAGGCTTCCACCCGTCGTAAATGATGCCCTCCGCGGCAGCCCACATCCCGCGACGCAAGCGGAGATAGCGCACGCCGGTCAGCGCATCGAGCACCTCGAGATAGTTGCGCCCGCGCTCCGTCATCGTGCCGTCGTCGTTGAACAGCACGGGATTGTCCTCGTGCCGGCCGACCAGCATCACCGTCTGTCCGTCGTCGCACCGCTTCTTCAGCCAGTGCGACGGCTGTTGCGGGTTGCAGTCGGCAACCAATTGTTGAAAGCTCAACCTTCCGTTGCGCAACCGCGTCAGCAGCTTCTCCCAGTCGGTGACGGTGAGTTCCGTCGCCTCCTGCGCGTAGATCAGGTCATACTCCGACGACATCACCTTGTCCGGCTTGTCCATGCCGCCGAGCGTGATGGTGCTGCCGTTGCTGTAGATGAAGGCCGGTGGCGTCGCCGTGCTCCCGCCATACCACCGCACGATCCCGCGCGCCATGGCGTCGTCCGCTACGAACGTCTTGTACGTCACCAGGCCGGTCGCCGTCAGCGACACCAGCGTCTTGCGCACCATCAAGATCCGCGTGTTGGGAGTGGCGAGCGCCGCCGCGTGCAGCTTCTCCAGCACCCCGCGACTCTTGCCCGTGCCGGCGGCGCCGGCCACCAACACCTCGCGCTCGCGCCGGTGGAACACCTCCCTGGCCGCGCCCCGCGGGACGTACCGCCGCTCGATCACCGTCTGCTCAGTCATCCACGCAGCGTACCGCGCGCGCCTCGCGAGAGAGCGCTCTCACGAACGCATCTCGACTCGCCACCAACCGAACCGCTCGCGCACTTCTGGCGGGTAGTCGCTATACAGGTGATACAGGCCGCCGTTGGGGGCAAGCCAAAGCCCGTGATACGCGGGCAACGCTTCGCCGGTTCGGTACGACAGACCACCTTCCGCCGAACGGGCAAGGTGATCGATTTCCTCCGTCCGGGTTGTGGCCGCCGAACTATCTACGGCCACAACCCACGTGCGTGCGCCCCTCACTTCGTCAGCAGTCGCAGCTTACGGCCGGCGGGGTGAACGATAACCTTCGCCCCATTCGAGTCGTACACGTGGAGGTTGCCTTCCTCATCAGCTACGTAACGCTCGCGTCCGAACGACTCCCGACCCGGGAACGTCGCACCGAAAGACACCCAAACAATCCCCTCAGGGGCCATCTCGGCGATCTCGCTCGCCAGGAAGACGCCAGCCTTGACTTTGGCGACCGGGCGGTGAATCGAGTACTTACCGGCGTAGGTGTCACGGGCGATGAACTTCGGGGCTTCCGTCTTCGTCATACCCATAGTCTACACGCTGTCATCCAGAACTCAACCAGAGAGAGCGCTCTCACGATGTGACTTGAAACACACTTCTGCTCGTTGACATCTGGATGAGACGTGCTAGAATAATAGTATGAACAACGAGAGAGCAGCCCAGATCGTAGCCACCGCCTACCGGACCCGTGAAGCGCAGTACGGCGCAAAGGCCATCGTCGGGATCACTTCCCTGATGGAGCTGACCGACCTGACCGTAGAGCAGTTCGAGGCCGGCGTGATCGCCCTCTCCGCTCAGGGCTTCGTCGCCATCCCGGAGAGCAATCAGAAGATGCTGACGCAGGAAGACCACAACAACGCCCTGTGGATCGGGAACCAGTGGAAGCACCTCCTGTACGCCCGCTGAGAGGCCGGCCCCCCGCGAGGGGGGCTCTCTTCGATGCATCGTGAGAGCGCTCCCTCAGCCTCACTTGCCAGGGATCACCGGCACGAAGACGCCTTCGTCGCAGCGCCGGCACCACTGCGCCCACCCGCGCACCGTCAGCGCAAGCTTGCACCATTTACACGTTTCATTTTTCGCCTTCACTTCAGCGCCTCCACGTCCACACCTTCGATGACGTACCGCACTTGCGCCTGCACATCCACCCGCGTAGCCGCGTCCAGCCCCTCCATTTTGCGCACCTCCGCGAGCGTCTTCAGCAAGAGGTGATGTGCGGCGATCGAAAGCGAATGGTCGCGCACCACCTTGCCGTCCTCCGGATCGAGCAGCACGTCGCCATCCTTGCCGACAGTCACCGGCGCCGGCCGCATCTCGGCCAGGGAGAGCGCCTTGCGGATCAGGTGCTCGTGCAGATCAAGCACGCTCTGCCGCAACTCCGCCGCATCAGAGCGCGGCATTTTGCTGCGCGCCTGAGCGAGCAACTGCGAAACGCGCTGCTGCGACACGCCCAACTCGCCAGCGATGTCGTACTGATTGCGCCGGTAGATCATGACGGCTTCGTACACGCGCCGCTCGAGCGCCGTCATGTCGCGTACTTTCTCCGGCAACGGCTCGATATCAGTCACAAGACATCACTAGTAGGATAATACGGCATCACGACAGTCTCGCGCGCGCTGTAGCAGTTCTCTCCGCAGATCCACACGGGCGCGTCATCCTCGATGCGCCGCACGTCCACACACGTTGCATGTTTCGGGAGAGCGCTCTCTCTGACTTCTCCGGCCGCGCCCTCGTTCGTCACGTCGCGACGCAGCTTCACGTGTACCGGGATGCGCGCGTCAGCGTCTTCCGCGCTGTACGCGTCCTCGATCTCAGCTTCCAGCTCGCGTAGCCGCGCGTTCGTCAGCTCCAGCTCACGCGTGATCGTCGCGTGCCGATGCACCGCCGCCACGAACTCCAGCCCAATCTCCTGCAAGCGCCTCAACTCGCACCCTCTTTCCGCTTCGACTTCTTCTCTTTGGGGGCGGCAGCAGCAATCGCGGCTGCCTTCAGCCGCGCAAACCACGGGTTATTGAGTGCCACGATCCACCGCGCCGCGCGCTGATTCTCTTTCCACTCCGGCGCCGTACGCACCCACCCGCACCACCGCGTCACCACCGCATCCGACGCCGCCGGCCGCGCGAGGAAGAGCTTCAGACCGGTCACCCCGACCAGGCCGAACGGCGGCAGCGCCGGCCCCCACAACCACACGCTACGCCACGTCCACGTCCCCTTCCCCGCGATCGTGCGGTAGACGGCAAGCGCCTGCCGCGCGGACCGCGGGTGCGCACCGAACCGCACGGTGATGATCTCTTCCTCCTGCCACTCCCCGCGGTACCGAGCTGCATACCCGCGGGAGTACATGATCTTGGTAGACCAGCCGAACGTCCGCGCGAAACGATCGAGCGCGGCGACCGGGCCCGGCATGTCCATGCCAGAGAAGGGCATCTCCCTGGCTGGCACTACCGGCGGGGGAGGCTTCTCCAGCGAGGGCGAGTCGGCCGGACCGCGCGTGCTCCACCCGCCGGGGTGCCAGTACTTCCCGGCCAGGGAGGGGTCCGGCGCGCTGCCGCCCCAACACCCAGTGCACTTCGCTTTCGAGCGCATGGCTGACGCGCACAGAGCGTCCGCCCCGCACCCGACGCACGGCACGGTGATGAGCCGGGCGCCAGCGTCAACCTCCGGCGCCTCTTCGAACTCCATCGGCAGCGTCATGCCGGGCCGACCCAAAAGCGCACGCCGGCCGTCTCGCCCGGCTTTGTCCACCGCTTCTCGTTCGGCAGCATCCGCGACGTCCCGACCACAAGCCGATCGTCAGCGATCATGCCGCTCTGCGTCAGCGCATCGAGAAGGTTGCGACGCAACTTGTCCTCGTCTCCGATCTTCCCGTCCGTAGGCCAGGGTGTGCAGTGCGACGGCAGCAGTTCGCCACCCACGCCATGCTCACGCTCGAACATGAACACGGCATTCACGCGTACCGCGCCATCGAATGGTGCCGGATTGAATCCGACAATCTTCCGCCCACTGCGCAACGGCTCGATCCCGCACGTCTTCCAGATGGCGAGGATCATCGTGCGCTTCCACTTCACGGAATACTCGCCGCTCTCCACGAGATGCACACGCAGCTTCCCGCCCGGACCGCGCGACACTTCCGGCACCATAGAGCCCTTCGTGCGAGCGCGGCCAGGGGCGAAGACCTCCACCACCTGGCCGCGCCGCAGTTCATCCCCGCTCAC